GCATTTGTGGCGGTTCTGGACTAAGCTGCCCAAGGATGGGCATATCACCATCTTCGACCGCACCTGGTATGGGAGGCTTATGGTGGAGCGCATCGAGGGCTTCGCCTCTGAGGAGCAATGGAAGCGGGCCTATCAGGAGATCAATGAGTTCGAGGAGGAGCTGGAACGCCAGCAGCAGGCCGCCGCCCAACAGCAGCAAGCCATGGCCGAAGCGCCGGTGCAGGCGGGCGGCATGGGTAGGAACGCGGCGCCTGCTATGGACGCCGCCATGATGGAAGGGGGCGGCATGGTATGACCTGCCCGGAATGCGGACTGGAAATGATGATCTATCAGGTGGTCACCGGGCCTGACGGCACCGAAAGCGTGGAGTACGTCTGCCGTAATAAGCGCTGCGGTCGCTATGACCGGCGGTTGACAAGGGCTAAAGAGGCGGAGGTGCCGGAGGATACCGAAAAATAACACGCGGCTTCGCGGCTGCGCCGGGGGAGCGATCCGAGCGCCGCCTGTGGCGGATACAGCGAGGTGAGCGAGTGGCAGCGGTCAAAATTTCAAGCGTCCGCCGCAAGGCAGCGCGGAAATTTTGGGCACCGCAACAGGGCGACCGGCCTTTCGCTGGAGCATCCGCTACAAGGGCCAGGCAAAGAATCTTCACATAGACCAGTTTCGCGGCTGCGCCGGGCGGGTTTGCACTCCCCGCTCCGGATATCCTCCTCTTTTCTTTCATGCCGGGCATCCCGAACGCAAGTCGGGTGTCCGGCGGAGCCGCGAAGCCTCTACACATGACATTCATTCGCTTGGGGACAGCGGGAAAAACCCTAATACCCACGAAAGGAGGAAGGACACATGAAGAAAAACACATGCGGCTATGCCGGCAAGATCGCCAACGTGGGCACCCAGCGGGTGGAAGCACCCTGCGCCAAGGCTGCGCCCGCCCCCAAGGGCAACGTGCGCTACAGCGGCAACGACCTGCGTACCGGCACCAGCGGCGGCACCGCCAAGAAGAATAAGTAACGCCGCCTGACGGCAAATGCCTCCCTCTGTGAGGGAGGTGTCGAGCGCAAGCGAGACGGAGGGAGAGAATTTAAGTCTTTTATTCTCTCCCCCAGTCGACTTCGGCGACAGCCCCCTCCCAGAGGGGGCCTTATGGGTGCGGATCACCGCACTGACATTTCGCTTGGCCCCGGCGGAAAAGGGGCGCTTTCGCACCGAGAGCGGAAACATGGAGGAACACATGAGTTTGACACAGGAAGAATTCGCCCGCGCCTTTGGCGTGGAAGACGATATGCCCGCAGCGGACGCAGACACTGACACCGGAAACACCGGCACAGAGCAGAACGTGCAGGAGCCGGAGAGTGCTCCCGCACCCGATGGAAACGGTGCAGGCGGCGCGGAGAGCGATCCCGCCCCGGCGGAAGATACCGTGCAGGAGCAGGACGCGGAGACACGCCGCCGTCAGGCCTACGGCCGGAGGCAGCGGGAAAGGGAAGCCAAGCAGCAGGCGGCGGAGGCCGCCGCGCAGGCCCGTGTGGATCGTATCTACGCGGACATGTTCCACGGCCAGAACAACCCCTACACCGGACAGCCGATCCGCAGCGAAGCAGACTACCGGGCCTATCAGGAGGCTGACCGGCAGGCCCGGCGCACGGCGCAGCTGCAAAGCGCCGGCATTGACCCGGAAACCGTGCGCGGCATGGTGGACGAAGCGGTACGACCCCTGCGGCAGCAAATGCAGCGGCAGGAGCTTGCCTCCATTCGGGAACAGGCCAAGGCCGTAAACGACCGGGCACAGGAGACCATCCGGCAGGGCGTGGAAAGCGTCCGGCAGCTGTACGGTGCGGAGGTGGGCAGTCTGGAGGACATTGCCGCCATGCCCACAGGGCCGCAGTTCAACGCCTACGTCCAGAAGGGACTGAGCATCGAGGAGGCCTATTATCTGGCCAACCGGAAGGATATCGACACCCGGCGGTTGGGCGCGGCCCGTCAGGCCGGGATCAACCGAGCCAATGGAAAGGGCCATCTGGCGGGAATGCCCGCTGCGGCAGGGGAGAGCCCCTATCAGCCCACGGAGGCGGAGAAGGAGGCATATCGGGCCTTTATGCCGGACGCCACCGACGCGGAGATCGCCAAAGCCTACGGGGCGTATCGAAAGTAATGACAAAAGTAATGACTTTTGGCCTTGTCATTCCGAGCCAGTGCGCACACTGGCGTGGGAATCTATGTTCAGGTGGGAACGGATTGCCGCGTCGGCCTTGCGGCCTCCTCGCAATGACAGGAACGATTTGAAAGGAGCTGAAAAGCAGCATGTTTGCATTGAGCAGAATGAAGGTGGGTATGACGCCCCCTATCGAGTATAAGACCGCCACTGACAGCGAGACCTACACCGTTGGCGAGGCGCTGAAGGTGGCCAGCGGCGCGGTGACGAAATGTACCGGCGCGACAAAGCCCGCCTATGTGTGCGTGGGCCCCGTCAACGCTATAGGCGAGGTACCCTGCGTGGCAGTGCAGGACTACATGGAGTTCGAGTCCACACTGGGCGTGGCCCCGGCGGAGAGTGCCACGGTCAGCGTCGGTAACAAGCTGACCATCCACACGGACGGCGCGTCCGTCACCGCCACTACCACCAACGGCGTGGCCGAGGTGCTGGCCATCGACGGCCAGACTGTGGGCAGCCGCGTGGTGGTGCGATTCTAAGAAAGGAGAAAATGAGACATGAGTGGTTATTGTACCGTATCCATCGGCAGCGGGCTGGTGGATTCTATCTATGGCAACTGCCAGGTGCCCCTGAAAAGCTATCTGGAGAAGCGGGGCGAGGCCTTTGAGCGGGAGAGCCTGCTGAAGTACCTGTTCCGCATGGAGACCAGCCGTCATTGGGCCGAGCGCTACAGCGCGGAGACGGCCATGGACAGCTTTGTTCCCGTGGGGGAAGGCGGCGACTACCCCAAGACCGGATTCCAGGAGTCCTATAAGAAGGACATTGAGAACATGACCTTCAAGAACTCCTTCGCTGTGACCCGTGAGCTGATGGAGGACGCTATGATCGGCACCATGAAGCAGCGGGCCAATCAGCTGATCACCAGCTATGGCAGAACCCGTGAGCTGTTTGGCCGGGCGCTGTACGCCGGCGGCCTGTATGGCACCACCGTTGCCTATGGCGGCAAGAGCTTCCAGTGCGGCAGCGCCGACGGCCTGAACCTGTTCCACAAGGAGCACGTGAACAAGGTGAACGGCGCGAAGCAGTGCAATCTCTATAAGGGCGCTTTCAGTGCCACGGTGCTGGGCAAGATGGAGACCGAGATGCAGAACCGCACCGGCGACAACGGCGAGCTGCTGGCGGTGGCCCCCGACACCATCTGGATCCCCAACGACGCGGCGCTGAAGGACAAGGTGTTCAGCGCTATCGGCGCGGACAAGGAGCCGGCATCGGCCAACAACGCCTACAACTACCAGTTTGGCCGGTGGAACGTGATCGTGGATCCGTATATGACCAAGGCGCTGAAGGATCTGGGCAAGACGGACGTGCCCTTCTTCCTGCTGGACAGCCATTTTATCCAGATGGCGGACGCCGCTATCTTCCAGGATCGTGTGAAGCTGGAGGTGCGCTCCGTTCTGGACGAAAACAACGACAACAACGTGTGGAAGGGCTTCAGTCGCTTCGGCGCGGGCTTCGTGGACTGGCGGTTCATCAGCGCGGGTAACATGAGCACCGGCACCGATCTGACCTAAGCTGAGAACATAGCGCGGAAAAAGGCCCGGTTTTCATGACCGGGCCTTTTTTGAAGAACGGAAGGGAGGAACGCCTATGACTTGGGGCGATGTAAAGCTGATTGCCTTGCAAACCATGTTCTCTAATGAAGGTGTGGTCATTACGGTGGACGACATTAATCAGGAGTACATCAACGCCATGCCCGGCAAGGCCAACGAGGCCATGCAGCAGATCGCGGCGGTGGGGCGGCCCATCTTGAAGGACTGGCACATCAAAATCGCCGACGGCGCCGACGAAACGGTGGAGACAGACAAGCTGACGCTGCCGGCGGTGGAAAAGCGCTACAAGATCAGCCTGAGCTTCTATCTGCCCCGGTTCCGGTGCATCGACCGGGGCACGGTGATGCTGGACGATGGCAACATCTACGATGTGGCAGAGGACTGGAGCATCGAGGGAGACGACGTGCTGGTGATCCCCGGCAATGTGACGGGGGAGTACACCGTATGGTATCGGGCCTATCCCCAGACCATCACCACCCAGACACCGGACGAGGAGACCATCGACATGCCGCCCGACGCGGCGGCGCTGATCCCCCTGTACATCGCGGCAGAGCTCTATAAGGAGGATGAACTGGCCATGGCAACGGTGCTGCGCAACGAGTATGAGGACGGCTTGCAGAAATTGCAGGCGGCATGGCAGGCGGGCACGGTGGGTCTGCGGGCCGAACCGGCCCGGTATACGACGGGGTGGTGTTAAGCAATGGCGCAATTCAATGTACCCAGCGAGACCGCCCGCAACAGCCTCGTGGTGGAGACGTTCCGGGGCGTGGATCTGAACAACAGCCCCAGCAACGTGGACAAGTCCCGCTCTCCGGCGGCGCCCAACATGATCCGGGATCAGGTGGGCAAGGTGCGCAAGCGAATGGGATATACCACCAAGCTGACGGCCCCGGAGGGCGCTGCCATCAACGGGGTGCATCATCTGCTGGAGGAGACGTTGATCCACGCGGGAGTAAAGCTCTACCGGCTGGTGAAGGCCACGGACGGGACGTGGAGCCTGGCAGAGATCGGAGCCATGGCCAACGCCCGGAGCCGCAGCTTCGTGTTCGACCAGAAGCTGTACCTGCTGGATGGCGCCACCTATCAGGTATATGACGGCGAAACACTGTCGGCGGTGGCTGACAACGCCACGGTGCCCACCATCATCATTTCCCGGCGGCCTACCGGCGGCGGGCAGGTATACGAGGGACTGAATCTGCTGGGGAAGAAATGGACGGAAAGCTTTCTGGGAACGGCGGACGCCACGGAGTACCAGCTGACCACCAAGGAACTGAGCGACGATCCCGTGACGGCAAAGGTGCTGGACGCGGAGGGTAACTGGGTGGACAAGGTGGAGAACACCGACTTCACCGTTGACCGGGAAAAGGGGATCGTGACCTTTACCACCGCGCCGGGTGAAAGTCCCGTCAAGGGACAGGACAATGTGCAGATCACCGCCAGCAAGGTGCGGGAGGACTATCTGGATGCCATCAACAAATGCACCATCGCGGCGGTATATGGCGTAGGCGGCAGCACCGACCGGGTGTTCCTCAGCGGCAACGCAGCCAAGCCGGGCATCGACTGGTACAGCAACTTCGAGGATCCCGCCTTTTTCCCGGACACCAACTATACCAAACTGGTGCGGGACGGCGGCGAAGTGACAGGCTATGCCGTTCTGAGCAACACGCTGGCGGCTTTCATCAACGGAGCCAGCGACGAACGAAATGTGGTGGTGCGGGGCGGTACTCTGGATGAGGACGGCGACGCCCTGTTCCGGGTCAGCAATACCATGATCGGACAGGATGCCGTGGCGCCGGATACCTTCTGCCGCACCGATAAGGAGCCGCTGTTTCTTACGGAGCGGGGTGTGTTCGCTATCACGGCGGAGGAGCTGACCGGCGAGAAATACAGCCAGGAGCGCAGCTACTACATCGGCAGCGCCCTGCGTGCAGCGGCAGGAAAGCGGGAAGCGTCCGCCTGTATCTACGGTGATTTCTACGCGCTGGCGCTGGGTGGCACCATCTACCTGCTGGACTTGCAGCAAAAGACCTATGAGCGTAACAGTCCCTACAGCAGCTATCAATACGAATGCTATTACTGGCCGGGGATTCCGGCTACGGTGCTGTTTCTGGACGGCGACGCCCTGTGCTTTGGAACGGCGGACGGGAAACTGTGCCGCTTCGGCACCAATGTGGACGACGTGACCGGCTACAACGACGACGGCGCGGCCATTGACGCCTACTGGGAGACCAGCGATTTTGACGGGAAGATCTTCTTCCACGTGAAGACCTTTACCGGCGTGGCGGTACGGCTGGCAGCGGCGATCAACACCGGCGTGGCGGTCTACGCGCAGGTGCGGGGCGTCTGGAAGCAGGTGTTCTCCAGCGGGACAAAAGCCCGGTATTTCGATGGGAGCTTCCGCTATATCGATTTCAGCAAATTCACATTTTCCACAGACCGGACGCCCCGGACGCTGTTCGGAAAAATCAAGATCAAGAAAGCGGACAAGGTGCGTTTCCGGCTGCAAAACAACGTACTGAACGAGCCCTTCGGACTGTACGCCTTCGGCTTGCAGTTCAAGGAGCCGGGCGGCAACTATAAGAGATAGCGAGGTGAGAAACCTATGGCGATCACAGATCACAAACTGAAAGACAGCGACATTGCGTCGAAGGGTGTAGTGGCCGCGCCGACGATCCTGAACGGGACGCCGGAGGAGAACAAGAAGGTATTCGACCGGCTAATCCGAGAAGCGTTTCAGGGCGAGTATAACAGCCTGATCGACGCACTGGTGGCGCTGGGGGTCGAGCGATTGATCCAATATGGCAGTGAAAGCATGAAGCACATCCGTTTGAATGCGGACAAGCACATCGAGGTTTCAGCGGATGGCGTGAGCTGGGAGGAGGTCGCCTCCTCCGGTCATCTGATCTACAGCATGGACGGAAGTTTGTTGCCGCAGCGCAGCAGACTGAAATTTGACAACTGCGAAGTGTCGAATGACGAGACCTATACCATCGTACACGGCGTGAAGGGTGAGAAAGGCGATACGGGAGCTACCGGTGCCCAAGGCCCGCAGGGAGTTCAGGGGCAAAAGGGCGACACAGGCTATGCGATCATCCCTGAGGTGGATCAGGATACAGGTCTGATGAGCTTCCGGATAGGCGCCAGCGGCGCGGTTCCTGCGCCCGTCTACGTGCGCGGCCCGCAGGGGCCACAGGGTGTACAGGGCGCACAGGGTGCTCAGGGCGTGCAGGGCTTGCAGGGACTCAAGGGCGATCAGGGGCCGCAGGGAATACGCGGCCCACAAGGCCCGGAGGGCCCGCAGGGCTTGCAGGGCAGGCAAGGGCCAGCCGGTGTGATGGGGCCACAAGGGCCGCGCGGCGAAAAGGGCGAGACAGGCGCGGCGGGCACGGCAGGCGCGAAAGGTGAAAAAGGCGAGGCAGGAGTGCAAGGCCCGCAGGGGATTCAGGGTCCGGCGGGCAAGCAGGGCATTCAGGGGCCGACAGGGGCACAGGGGCCGCAGGGGATTCAAGGCCCCAAGGGCGACAAGGGTGATGACGGCCGCTCTCTTGAGATCAGCGACGTATACCCCACGCTGGCGGCACTGAGAACGGCATTTCCCAACGGAGCAGATGGCGCCTATCAGGTCAGTGCCAATGGCGAGATCTATATCTGGTCGGAGTCCAACGAGGATTGGGTCAGCATCGGCGCATTGCAGGGCCCGCAGGGGCCGCAGGGCGTACAAGGCATTCAAGGCCCCCAAGGCCCGCAGGGAGAAACCGGAGAACAAGGCCCACAAGGCTTACAGGGCCCACAGGGGCCAAAGGGTGACACCGGCGAGACAGGAGCTCAGGGCCCCAAAGGAGAAAGGGGTGACACCGGAGCGACCGGCCCTCAAGGTGAGACTGGCCCACAGGGAGAGCAGGGCCCGCAGGGAATCCAAGGCCCCAAGGGTGAAAAAGGTGATACAGGGGAAACCGGGCCGCAAGGCGAGGTAGGCCCGCAGGGCCCGAAAGGGGAAAAGGGCGACACCGGAGCCACTGGCCCCAAAGGTGACACTGGGCCGCAAGGCCCCACCGGCCCCCAAGGCCCCAAGGGCGACGGGGTGGAGGTGTCCGGCAGCAAGGGTCAGTATCTGGGCTTCACCGATACCGACACGCTGGGCGCGGTGAGCCTGCCCAGTGCCAGCACCGGCAGCAAGGGCATCACTTATCTGGTGGACAGCTACGAGCGCACCGACACCGACAAGGCCGTCACCCCCAAGGCGCTGAACAGCGTGTACAAGCTGGTGGAGGACAAGGCCGACAAGTCTGTGTCAAAAGCCGCCACGCTGACGGCGGCGGGGTGGAGCAATGACGTGCAGACGCTGGCCGTCTCCGGCGTGACAGCATCGGTCAACGGCAGCCTGCGCATTGCCCAGAGTGCCACAGATGACGAATTTGAAGCGTGGGGTGCGGCGCAGCCTCGTGTAACGGCGCAGGCGGAGGGTTCGCTGACGGTCAAGGCGGCGGGCGCTGTGCCCGTGGTCGATATTCCGGTGGAGGTGGTGATGGTATGATCCAGACAGAGGGTATTTTTGTGGGCGGCAGCGCCATTTCCGCGCCCATCATCGGCGAGGATTTCAACTGGACAGGTGGAGATGGAACTTACCAGGTTATTGAAGGAAAACCTTGGAAAATTAAGTTTTTAAGTTCTGGAAATTTTACTCCATTAAAAAATATGAATATAGATGGATTTCTAGTAGGCGGCGGTGGCGGCGGGGGAAGATCCTATTGCGGATCTGGTGGTGCAGGATATACTGCGACAGGAAAATCTATTGTATTAATGGCTAATACAATTTATCCTATTGTAATTGGAGCCGGAGGAAAAACTGCCACATCGAGTTCGGTCGTTAGTTCAGATGGTGGTAATACTACTGCGTTTTCTTTATTGGCGGAAGGAGGAAAACGTTCTCCGCAAGGTGATGCAAAAGACCATAGGCCTGGCGGGGCAGGCGGTTCTGGTGGGGGCGGTGAACTTGGTTTGAGTGGCAAGGCAGAAGGCGGCACAGATGGTGGCGATGGTACGACGGCCAATACCGCTGGCGGCAAGGGCCAGGGTACTACCACCCGCGAATTTGGCGAAGCAGACGGCGACCTGTACGCTTCCGGCGGCGGCGATAATCTTACTATGAGTATCCCAAATTCAGGTAATGGTGGATACTATTTCAATGGTACTACTATAGCAGCAGCTGACGGCATAGTCATTATTCGCCAACATAGGGAGGAAACCATATGAGATACGCAATTATTCAAGATAATATAGTAACTAATATTATAGCATTGAGAGATACTAATGCTAAAGATTTCCCTGGTGCGGTGGCGCTCCATGACCGTCCGGTGGGTATTGGAGACACGTATAGTGATGGCAAGTTCTGGCGGGATGGCAAAGAGGTGCTGACCGCCCAGGAAGAAATTGAGCAGTACAAGGCGGCTTTGCAGACGCTGGGGGTGGTGACAGATGAGGACTGACATCATGGCGCAGGCCCAGGCCATTCGGGCCAGTATGGATGCCGCAGCGGTGGTGCTGACGGACGCGCAGGCGGCGGCAGCGCCGCTGCTCTACCGCCCGTGGGACGGCGAGGGGGCGGCCTATGCCGCGGGAGACCGGCGGCTGTATGGGGGATACGTCTACAAGTGCCTACAGGCCCACACATCGCAGTCAGGCTGGAACCCGGCGGACGCGCCCAGCCTGTGGGCACAGGTGCTGATCCCCGACCCCGCCGTCATCCCCGCGTGGCAGCAGCCAGACAGCACCAACCCCTACATGACAGGCGACAAGGTGACACACGGCGGCAAAACATGGCGCAGCACCTGTGACAACAATGTGTGGGAGCCGGGTGTATATGGATGGGAGGAGGTCACAACATGACGGAAGCCATCATTGTGGCGCTGCTGGGTCTTGCGGGGACGCTGATCGGCAGCTATCTGGCCAACCGGAAAAGCACCGCCCTGATCGCCTACCGGCTGGAACAGCTGGAGCAGAAGGTCAGCAAGCACAACAACCTGGTGGAGCGCACCTATAAGCTGGAGGAGCATCTGGCCGTGGTAGGCGAGAGCATCAAGGTAGCCAATCACCGCATTGCGGATTTGGAAAGAGACGTACATAACATCATCGGACAGGGCTAAAGGCCCGGAAAGGACAACCATCATGAACGAGACTATCAATACCATCGGCGTGGCCACTGTGGCCGCTATCATCGTGATCTGCTATCTGATCGGCATGATCGTGAAAGCAAGTCCGCTTCAGGACAAGTGGATCCCCATCGTCTGCGGCGTGTGCGGCGGCGCCATCGGCGCGCTGGCGCTGCTGTTCGGCATGCCGGAGTTCCCGGCGCAGGACTATTTCACCGCCGTGGCGGTGGGCATCATGTCCGGCCTGACGGCCACCGGCGTGAATCAGATCGGCAAGCAGCTGGCCAAGAACGATACCGCAGAAAAGTAAACATACAGGAAAAGGCCCCGGCCACCCGATATGGGGCCGGGGCCGCTATGCTTAGGATGAAAGGAGACCAGAAAAATGGCACTGAGTTCACAACAAATCAAGGATATGCAGAGCTGGTACGGCACCAAGGCTGACGGTATCTGGGGCAGTAAATCCACAACGGCGGCGGGGGGACGGGACGCCGGAGGCGCTTACAGCTTGTACAGCAGCAACAAGGGACGCTACAGCAGCTACACGGATTATATGTCCTATGGCGGCGGGCGGAATGATACACAGGGCAGTGGCACCAACTACAACAATGGCAGTCTGACGGCAAGCCAAATCAAGGAGATGCAAGATTATTACGGCGTGACGGCAGACGGTATGTGGGGCAAAAACTCCACTGCCGCAGCTGGTGGACTGAGCGCGGCGGATGCTTGGACAAAGTATCTGGAAGCTATGGGAAAAGGCGGTTACAGTGATTATACGCCCTCCAGTGGCACCAACTACAACAACGGCAGTCTGACGGCAAGCCAGATCAAGGAGATGCAAGATTATTACGGCGTAACGGCAGACGGTATGTGGGGCAAAAACTCCACTGCCGCAGCTGGTGGACTGAGCGCGGCGGACGCATGGACAAAATATCAGGAGGCCATAGGGCAAGGCGGCTATGATGACTACTACGGTTCCGGTGGGACGGATTACTCCGGACTCATGAGCTATAGCGAATACCTGAAGCGGGTGGGCGGAGACGACTATCAGGCGGCGGTGCAGAAAGCCATTGAGGCGCAGGTGCAGGCCGCCACCGACCAATACAACAGCCAGATTGAGAATGCCGGCAAGGACTATGAGGAAAACGCCCGGCGGGCCTACATCAACAAGATGATGAGCCAGCGGAACATGGATCAGGAACTGGCGGCCAACGGCGTGTACGGCGGCATGGCGGACAGCCAGCGCATTGCCAGCGAGACCAACTACGAAAACGATCTGACCGGCCTGACCAACCAGTACCAGAGCACCATCTCCGACTTGCAGCAGGCCATCACCAGCGCGAAAATGGCGGGTGATGCCCAGGCGGCGGAGGCTATGGCAAACTATCTCAGCCAGATTCAGGCGCAGTATGCCAGCTACCTCCAGAACGAGCGCAGCATTCAGGCGGAGATCGATATGTTCAACCGCCAGCTGGCCGCCCAGCAAGCGCAGCAGGCGAAGGCGGCAGCCTATTCCAGCGGAGGCAGCTCCGGCGGGAGCGGGTACAGCTCAGAAACCGCCGATCTGCAGAAGCAGCTGAACGCCATGGGGGCTAATTTGACGGTCGACGGCGTATGGGGCCCGCAGACACAAGCGGCGTATGACCGTTATATGAATGGCGGTGATACCAGCGGCTATACCCTGACGAACCGTAACGGAAACGGCTGGATCGCCCTTGACGGCGGAGGTCGCTATTCCTACAGTGAGCTCCAGAAAATGCTTGACAACGGTCAGGTGAAGGAGGTTGTAAACGACAGGGACAGAACCGTATCGTATGTGCGCGTGAGATAACACAGGAGGGGAGATCACCATGGGATACCGTTTTCTGGATGATTACGATCCGCGCAAGGAGCAGAAGAAAAAGCAGCAGCAAAAGGGGACGCAGAAAGCGCCCCCTTCCGGAAACCCATTGAATCCTGCCGCGCAGAACAATAAGAATAACAAAACAAACACGCCGGCAGCAACGCAGCCGCGTACCTCAAAGGGCACCGCGCTGGGCGGCAGCAGCGTGACCCCGGTACAGCTGCCTGTGCAGCAGATAACAGTGCCGAAGCTGACAAAGTCCGCCACCCCGATGCAGACACAGACACCGCAGGCGCTGACATTGAAGCTGCCCAACATTCAGGCCTTCGGTGCGGGGGACTACAGTAAAGCCGGAAAGGCCATGGATCGGATCGCAAAAACGGTACAAGCAGGCGCCGCACAGACCGCCAGCGGCTTTGCGGAAATCGCCGGACAGTTCCGACCGACAACAGGGCAGCAGAGCATGGGGCAGTTCTCCGGCTTTGGCGATCTGGGCCGCGCCGTGCGGGAAAACCGTGAAAAGGGAACGGATATCAACACCAGCATTCTTTTGCAGGAGCGGCAGCGAAGGGTTCAGCAAAAGCAGAGCCAGCAGAAAATATTTGACGCCGCCACCCGCCTGACGGAGAGAGGGCAACAGTACACGCAGGAAGCCAAGCAGGGGTTGGGAACGGTGGGCCAGTTTCTGGTGGACATGGGCGTGACCGGTACGCAGATGGCCGGGGACGCGCTGGCCAACCTGATCCTGCCCGGCAGCGGCCTTGTCATGATGGGCATGCGCAGCTATGGACAGGCGGCGGGCGAGGCCCGGCAGGAAGGTAAGAGCGAAGGCCAGCAGTTTCTTGCAGGCCTGAAAAGCGCCGGCATTGAGGTTTTCACGGAAAAGATGTTCGGCGCATTCTCCAAAATCTACGGCGGCGCGGCAGCGGATGAACTGGTGCAAAAGCTAGTGGGCAAGCTGACGGAGAACGCAACAGGGCAAGCGCTGCTGACATGGATTGTCAACGCAGTAGGCGAAGGTGTGGAGGAAGTGACCAGTGACCTGCTGAATCCGTTGGCTGACCGTCTGCTGCGGCTGGATGACGGGAAAGGCCCCGTCTGGTCTACGGATGATCTGGCCCAATGGGGCTATGATTTTCTGCTGGGCACAGCCATGGGTATGTTCGGCGGCGGCCAGCAGCTGGTGCGGGGCGTACAGCAGGGCCAGGCGCAGACGGCGGAGAACAATTATTACGCCGATCTGAGACGCAACGGTCTTGGCAGCGCGAACAGAGCAGCCAACGCCCAGCGGGCCAGCGACGCCATGGGGCGGATCATGCCCACGCGGGACGGACTGCGTATGCCGCGGCTGGTCGATGAACAGGGCCGCACCTATGAGGAGCGGACAACATGGCAGCAGATTCCAGAGGCCCGTCGGGCTGAATTTGACAAGGCGCAGCGCATTGCTCGGCGGTTCGGGGCACGGGTGGTGGTCAGCCAGCAGGAGGGCGTCAACGGCTCTTACCGTGACGGCGTGATCTCACTGAATCCCAATGCCGCCAATCCGGTGCGGCAG